CCAACAGGCTTTGGTCGCGCTTCATCTGTCCGTACTTGGCGGCGGCCAGCTTGGTGTCGCTCATCTGGCCATAGGTGCGGTGCAGGTAGGCGTTCAATTCGTTGCGCACATCGGCGGGCAGGTCGCCGGCCTTGAACGGCCTGACCTGCGCCCGCTCGCCGGTCAAGGTCTCGATCTGCTCATTCTTGCCAAGCTCATCCTTGATAAGCTCGCCAGCACGCTTCAGGAAGTTCGCGGAATTGGAATTGTTAGACATCATTCTCTCCTGTTTGCCCACGTCATGGGCGATAAGGCACCCGGTATTGGCTGCCTTCCGATGCTCATCCCCTGGGGAGGATAAGCAAGGGGAGGCAGCCACCCCTAAGGATGGCTGCAACCGATCACACCTTGATGGAATCCAAGGTGTAGAGCAGTCGGGTGGCACCCATCGCCTTGAGCTTGTTGCGAACAAGTGTCAGATGGTGGCGATTCTCATCCCTGAGCCTGTTGGCATTCTGCGTGTCAGCGACCATCCAGCCCTTGCCAAGGCCATAGTCGGCCATGTGCCGAATGATGGCGATGGTCTTGTTAACCCCGGTCCTGTCATACTGACGCTCGTAATAGCCCTTCCGCTTGGCGTGCTGGCGAGCGTTCTGTTTGGACATGGCAGCGGCCATTGATTGTCTCCTGAATGAAGGTTGAAGGTTGATGTAGATCAGACGACGGCGCGGTATCCGTCCACGTACAGGGAAGGCTTGACGCCTGCGGCCTTGCCCGATGCGATGTGGCGCCGAGCCTGATCCAGGGTCAAGTTTCTCCGCGTCACTCGCTTGCGCCTCGCGGCGTAATAGATACGAACAATCTCGTAACGATCCTCCCGGGTGGAAGGAATGCTGGTCTTCTTCATGATGTCTCTCTCCTTTTGATGTCCCCATTGGGACGGTTGAAGCAGATCACACAATTGACGTGGCGTCCCTGTGGCAGGGTGTCGCGCTAGTCATCCCATGTGACAAAAGCAATCTGGCACACGCCGCGCGGCCGGATGGCGTAGTCGTCACCGTATTTATCAACTTCGCAGCGAAGGCCCGTCCATCCCGCGAATGACTTGGCGGCGCGAATGATCTTGCGCCTAGTCGCATCATCCGGAATATCCAGGGTGGCGCGATTGACCCAACAATAGTTGGCTTCACCCCCGAATGTGTCGGTTACCTCGATCTTGAATGCCATGTCATTCTCCCGTGCTACGGTTGATCCAATTGGCGATTGCATCAAGGGCGTCATCTATCAGCATGACGGCGCCCAAGATAATTGCCGCTGCACAAATCAGTGGCACAACTAGATTGAGCATTGATCCTCCGGGGTGGATCAATCGGGAAACTTGGCGAGAAGCTTTGCCTTGCGCTTCTCATGCGCCACGCTGGCAGTCACCTTGCCAAGGGACGAATAGCGAAAGGCACCGTTGACGCCTAGGAAGTATCGGGCAGTCATGGTGCCGCCATGCGTCACGAAGTAGCATGTGGCAGTTGGCTTCATAGCCCTGTAACGGCCCGTCCTATGGGATAGGTCGCGTTCCCATCCATAAGATTCCAACGCCTTTTGCAGGCGTTCCATTTGCGTTGCCATGTTCTCTCCCATTAGCAAGCCCACACTGGATTGCATGGGCTTGCCAATAGGCTAGGGCCAGCCTCAATCTTAAGAGACTGGCCCTAAGCAAATTGTTATCCGATTATTTGGAGGGACTAGCTTGTCCCTTGCTGCCGACCGCCCGTCTGGGTCCGCTTGGGCCAATATATTCCGGCGTGCTAGTGTTACCGGGTTGTCAATCCGGCATGGTCACGGCACGCCTTTCCCTCGCTCTTCGATTTACGCTGTTTGTTACGTGTGGGGGGAATGGTCGGATAAACCGCCCTTGGCGTGGCCTGCGGACAGTTAATGGCGCCCCGCAATCCCCCAATTGGGATTGCCTATGCTGGCGCCCCGTCCGTTTTGTCGGCTCTCGCGTGCAATCGCTTGTGTCACCCATCAGGTTATCCCGCTCCCCTATTGGAGAACGCCACGTTGCCTAGCACTTTCGGACAAACGGGATAGCGTTGGTTTACCACTGGTACCAACCCGCATTCCTGCGGGCCATCCCAATCTACCATCCTGCGACGGATACGCGGCGACCCTAAGGCGCACTGATCCGCAAGGCTAGGTAGGCTTCTCGCTCTTGCATCTAGGGCAATGCCAAGGCCCCTAGATTGACCGCTTGCCATCCCCTGAGGGGGATAGGGCGATTCGGCGCCGGGAGCGAGAAGCGACCCGGCGCCAAGACAATGGGTAGGCAGGCGCATAATGTGGATGCGACAGGCTGCCGCAGTATCACAAAAGGATTGTGGTTACTCTAGGTAACTGGATGGCGCCAGGAGGGAGAAAGGAACGCGAGCGCTCGAATAGAACTGGGCTTGTGGATTGCCAGTGCGGCAGGATGACGCATAAAGCGAGGGACTGTACTAGGGCACCTGTCTATGTGACATTGTGACGCATGTCGCCACCATTGCTAAAGCGGAACCATCCTAATGCTTTAACGGCGCGAGAGCTTAATGCTCTTCCGAGTGTGCCAGCGTCCTATCAGTTGCCGACTATAGGCAAGGTTGCAGGCAGCAGGATGCCAGCGAACGTGGTCTACACGATAGGCGGGGGGCTAATGCCTTCCCTGCCAGCCGATCCGGACCTGCCTAAGGCACTGTCCGTTACCACTGTTAAATGGACCAAGAATCATAAGCTGGCTAATGGCTTGACCAAGCGGGCCGATGTAATGGCGCGGCTTATGGCCAGGGGCGCCAGTGGTAGCGCGGCTTATAGGGCGGCATATGGGCACACGGGCGATCCAATTAGGGTTGCCCATTGCGCCGCGAGAATCATTAGGGCCGCAAGATTCCGGGTTGCCGTGGATACTTATCGGGCAGTGCTAGAAAATGAGGCAAGGCAAACTGCAATAGGTGTGCAAGATTTCGTTAAGTCTCGCCTAGTCCATGAGGCCCAGTCGGCTCGCAATGATGGCGCCCGCATCAGAGCCTTGGAGCTTTTGGGTAAGACGGAAGGCATGTTCGTTGATGTGAAGCGAACCGAGAAGACCATAGACCAAGCCTCACTTAACAAGGCAAAAGCCGAGCTAAATCAAAGGCTTAAGGACACTCTCAGGCGCATGGCGCCTGCCTTGTTCCTACAATTGCAGGCCGATCAAGCCAGTGCGTCCCATGACACAGGGACAGACAGTGACAATCCGCCGCCGGAAATCCAGGAGACAGAACCCCACCCGGGGCGTACCCCCCTTTCTGCAACGGGTCCCATCCCGAGTTACGTCGATACCATCCCACCCGTAGAATCCCCAACTTCCACCCCACCCGGGTCCCATATAGAATCACCCCCCATAGGGTCCCCCCACATGCTCATCCCCCTGGGGGAGCATCATAGAGAGATGTCCATAGATGACCTCTAGTTATGTCAGTAATACCCACCTGTCCCCTACCGGGGTAAGGCATTTCGATCTGGATGATGATGCACTGAATTACCCCCGACGCACCAAGAGAAGGTCAATGGTCATTGATGCCACCTCGTGGGCACTTCATGATTGGCGTACTTCTGACTGGACCATAGAGGAACGTCCACTTGTAGAGAGAGCGGTGGCTAGGTTCCTCAACGGTCTCGCTAAGGAGCACAGGCTGTCAGGTTGGACCAAGCCATGAAAGACCATGGGCGACGCACCCATCTGGATGATGACGCTCTCCGCTACCTTAGTCGGAGAAAGCCGACCGTCATCAATAACGTCTCATGGATTCTCCAAGAATGGACGGTTGCCGACCATTCTATTGAGCACAGCCGCTTTATAGAGGGATCGATAGCCATCTTCCTTGATTGTCTCGCCAGGGAGCAAAAACTCACAGGTTGGCCCAAGCCATGACAGGAAATGAGCAGGGCAACCTGGACGATGATGCCTGGAGCTATTGCCAAAGCCGCGTCAAAAGAGACGCTCTCGAGGCCATCTCATGGATTCTATCTGGATGGTCCATAAGGTACCACAAAACAGACACCCCTGTGGCTGAAATGGTGGCCCATTTCATTCGTAGCAATGGCCCTGACATGACTGACAAATATCCACAAAGCTCATAAGGTCATATCATCATGAGACCAACATGGTTGATGCTTGCATCGTTGATGCTGATTGTTACTTCAGCCAGTGCCCATGATTGGTATGGCAAGCTGTTGTCCCCACAGGGGTTCCCTTGTTGCAATGGGGATAGCCCAGATCGTCCTGGAGATTGCCGTCCAGTGCCATCCAGGCCCTCTGAGAGGGGAACCTATCAGGTCCTGATCCGTGGGGTCTGGATCGATGTGCCACCCGATAAGGTGCTTCCTGGGGCGCTGAACATGGTTCCCATCTACTCACATGTCTGTGAGCAAGACTGGTACATCAGGTGTTTCTTGCCTGGAGGCTCTGGCTCTTGAAGGGAGCTGACAGGGTGTCCCACACACCCCATCAGCCCCCTCAGGGGATTGGAAGGAAGACTCCAGCAAATGCAGAGGTGTCCGAAATCGATCGGATGCCCCTGCATGGATCGCTGCCGTCTTCCCGATCCTTATGGGAGCAGGATCGTTCCATGCCCCCCTGGAGATGATGGATGCGATCCACCACCCCTTGCGGCTGATTGTAGCAGGTGCTTGACCGATGGCCCAGCTGCAAGTAGGCTCACAAAAGATGAACCCCCCGGGGGTTAACCGGAGGGTTCAGGTTCACAGTCTGTAGCCGCAGTCCTGTGAATGTCTCGGGTGTTGGAACCACCCTGGTTACTAAGGTAACCGGATAATCCCCCCAAGGCAAGATGTTGTGGCCCCCTTTTTGGTGATGCCCCCACTTGGGTAAGCCAGAATGCCAGAGGACTAGAACAGGATGGGTCCCGCCTTCCAATAGGGGACCGAGTAGGGCCGGGAACTCTTGCTCTATAGGAACTCCTCGAGGAAGCATCGGCTTCCGAGAAGAGTCCCGTAGGGACTCTCCGACCGTCATGGGTATCCTGCTGTAGGAGCCATGGGCAACCATCCAGGGGCTAACCACCCCATCCCCCAAGATCGTGGTAAAGCCCACGAGGGAGGTCCGGTAGGCACCGGGTTAACAAGTGCAGGATGGCTATAGCCCTACGAGATACAGCCCCGAAAGGGTAACGGTATTCTCCCCCATTCCGGGAGGGAGGGTATCGGAGATTTATTATGGGGAAACGAAATGAAAAGTCATAGCCCTCTGCGAATAGACGATGATGCCGGTTTTCACGAGGTAGATGAGGACGGGGATAATTACCTGAAGGAGATGACCTTTGGTAAAAGGCCTGTTGGTGTGTTTAAGAATGAGAGCCGTACTATTTGTTGTGTCAGTTATTTGCTGTGGTACGCGCAGATTGACCCAGTCTCTGCGAGAGCGCGCCTGGAGCGCATGATGAGGCCGATGGGTGGCTGACATGTTCAAGGTCGAGCGCGATGACGACTGCCTTCCGAGTGTGTTGAGGAATGCTGCTCCATGGCTTTCATCGAACGATGAGGGGCTGTACCTTGTGTCTTATGTTCTCAGCTTGACCAGCCCTTATTCCACCAAGCAGGTGAGCTTGTCTGCTGTAGGACGCATGCTCCATGATCGCACATGATCGTAGCCCAGCCTATTCATGCCCCCGGGATGATTATTACCCTGGCAACCCGCTGTGGTTTGGGTGGATAAATGGGAACGACAGGGTGGCCGGTATGGATTTGCTCGAGGAGGAGAATGAGATTTTCATTGTCTCGAGGATTCTCTCTGCCGAGATTTCATCTCGACAAAAAAAGGAGAGCTTAATTCTCCTCGCTAGAGGATTGAGTTCCTTCACCAACAATTAAGAATGATGATGGTTTGATGTACGGGAAAATTGAGGATTACCCGAAGGATGATGACGCTAAATCATATCAAGCAGGTATGGTGGTTGGTTATAACTTGGTGTCTTCCGAGGTGATGTGGATGATACCTAATGATAACCATGTTTGTGCTTGTGTCAGCGCCGTTCTGTGGAATTTCAGGTATGCTCGTTCCCAGGTTTTTTATTGTCTCCAATCGGTATTGATTTCCCAGGATAGCTAGATGAACGTTCCGATTGATGATGACTCCAATGCCTGGAGACCGTGCATGATAGAATATCGCTACTATGACAATCCAGGTGCTTGGCAATGGAACATCATCGAAGATTGTGATGTCGTTATATGCATAAGTTATCTTTTGTATATTAGTGACGGCATGTACATGTATCACAACATTCGGATATGAGATGACTGATTACAACATCCCATCAGATGATGATTATCACCTGTATATGTCGAGCAGCCCGTCATTTCGTGATTATCTGCTGGTGGTTGCGTTCGTCATGGTTTGGGTTGATGGGCATCAAAACAGAGAAAGGCATCTGACAACCCTCAGGGATTTAACCATCAGGGAGTTGAGGAGCGAGAGATGGTTTTGGTAATGACCGGGGATGATGACGCCCGCGAATGGGCTGCTGGAACAGGCAGCGATATAAACGATGATGATTGCTCCATCCTGCGATGGGTTAGCATGTTGCTTGAATCTGATGAGATAAGCAGAACCCAACGGGGATATGCCCTCGCTGCCTGGGCGGTGTGTTATGGAAGCGCTATCTACTTGACCAGCCGGAGCAACAAGAGGAAGAGCAGAAAGGTATGATCACACCCTTATCCACTAGGTGGTATAGGGGTGCCCGGTAGCTCCACCGTCTGTTCTGTATAGGGCGCTTCAATCGTCTCTCTTCATGGACCCTGGAGAGATGAGCAAGTCCTTCCTCGAATTGATGTTCCATAGAAGGGACCGGCTTATGGCAGACATGACAAATCATCTGAACTCATCCCACTGGGTGGATAACCTGAGCAAGGCTCTTCAAGACGCCACCATCGATGATGATGGTGGTAGGTACATGAATGCTTATCATCCCAACATGCATGATGATTACATTCATTGTGCCGTCTCTCATCATCTCTCTTTCGCCATCTCAGGAAGGATGGACATTACGGCGCTCCTCCTAGGGCAGACTTGGTATCAGGTGCCAGATGAATGACCAGATTGTTCCTGATGACGATTGTACCACTGTTAATGACGACTTCTTTAGTCGGGTGTGGGGCGCCCACATGCCAGATGAAGCAGTGCTGGGATATGTTTCCCGCATCGTCGTGGATGCCAGATCGTATGGTTGTGACTATTCTAACTTGGAGAAATGGCAAGATTTACTTGCCATACACAGGAAGCGCTGATCGAGGAGGGGAGGATGCTTATTGGAAGAAAGAGGAAGAAAGTTCCCCTTGAGGATGTCTTGAGGGATGACATGCCCCTGCATGAGCAGCTTGTTGGGATAGGTAGGGCAATCAGGATCAGTGATATGAGGGGAGAGCTGATCCCTCGCCTGCTCTGTATATTGGATGCCACTGCCGAGCGCCTGCGGGACCTGGAGGAGGCTCAAATCCTCCTCCTCCAGCTCAGGGAGGAGGCTCGTAACTCTCGGATCAATGGATCGTGAGAGCGGCGCTGATGTCCTGGCTCTTCATGGAGGAATCCATGATTTGAGGCATCATCTCGATATTGTTGGTCATTCGTGCTGCTGCCACAATGGCCGTCATGGCGCAGGAGAAGACCTGACTGTCATCCATGCCATTAACCCTGGCATGGAGGATGGCATTCAGGATGTAGCCTATCAGCTGCGGGGGCTCGATCATTTGCGCTTTCCTTTCAGGATACCAGTTCCCTTGTCGGCCTGATTGAATTCCCTCGCCACCTTCTGGGGGACGCCAGTCTTCTTGGCGAAGGCTTTTGAATGGGCTGCTGCCGCCATAAGACGAGCTTGGGGTTTCGACTTGCTGGGCATGACCTTAGTCCTTGTCGAATGTATCGATGATGCTGATCACCAGATTGCCGGCGCTGAGAAGCGAGGAGATTATTGTCGCCTCGTTGATGCCGTACTTGGAGATGTTGTCGAGCATCGACTGGCTGGTGTCGATGGTTGTGCGTAGCTCGAGAACAATCTTCGATGCCACCGCCGCCTTGGCTGGGTCCTTGCAGTAGCGCTTGGCCCCGTCGATGCCACATGGCGGACGGCTCTCATAGTTGCTTACAGCAGCGGCGCCAAACAGATAGATGCCATTGGCAACCGAGATTGCTTTCTGAATGACCTTGATTGTGGCTTGAAGCTGGGTATCGGTAGATGCGCAACCACCGATCAGGATGGATGCGAGAGCGACGACTGAGATTTTCTTGATCATGCAATCCTCCGTGGGGGAGGAAAGATGCTAGCCCTATTCGGTGCTTGAGGCTAGCGTCTGGCGTACACCGGGGGAGAGAAGCCCGCCCGAACCAGAGCCTGGATAGCTTGGGAGGAGAAGTCCAGGCACAGGCATCATATGCCATTGCATCGGCCATGTCTCGCGTCAGAATGTCGCAGGCTGGACAACCTTGGTTGTGGTATTATCGGACCATCCGAAGATGGGAGCGAGAGGATGATTGTCTATCGGGCCATGCCCAATGGTGATTTTGTCATTGGAGACAATGCAACTGGCCGTACCGCGCGTCTCTACAGGAAGACACCACATGCACATCTGGATGTGGATGAGGAAGCTCTTTGGTGGCGCCGCCGTCCCGAGGAAGCTGCGAAGATCATTCTGGGCCAGACATCCTATTTCAAGCGCAACAAGCACACCTTCAAGTTCGATAGCGATAACTGGAAGGACCTCAGAGGATGAGGAGGGACGATCCAATATATGGAGCATTGTATTCGGTGGACGAATCAAGAAGTGCGTCTATCTGCAAGTCAAGCTCAACATCGGCTCTCTTTATATCTATGCGCGCTAATTATCATGACGGAGGCATGATCATATATTTTGTCAACAGACCGACGATGATCGATATGGTCAAGAAAGAGGTCTTCAAGAGATACGATGAGGATATTTTCGTCGTTCAACCTACTGACTGCATGCTTGCTGACGCTGGGTTCGCGGTTGGCCTGGACATCAAGGATGTTCTCGATGAGATGAGCCAGATGCGGATGAGGCGACGCCGGCCTAACTTGATCTCTTTGGGAGGATGAAATGACCAAGAAGATAGGTCCCCATCTCTCCATTATTAATCTGCTTAGAGCAGTTTGGCTTGTGGAAGAGGGCAAAAAGTCGACCCTATATGAAAGGGCGAAATCAGACCTGATCGCTAGGTTCGAGGCGGATAATGACAGATTAATGGCTGATATTGTCTATAAGCCAACCCCGATCCAAGAGAAGCTCTACAGGCTTGGATACCCAGGATATCCATATGTGGCAGGGACGGCAACATGCCCACAATCTACAGTAACATTACCCCAATTTAGCGGGCGACTGACTGTTTCTGGTGGGGGCAGCAATCAATGTACTTTCATTAACCCCATCACTGTTGTTCAGACTGCGGCTTGTAATCAGCAAGCCCAAACCGCCGGCCAATTGGCACAACATGTGATTTCTCAGCAAGGTCAGGCGGTCGGCATGGATTACACCAAGACCTCCACATACAAGCTCATCCGGGCTCTAGAGGAACTTGGCGCAGATGATCCTCAGCGCATAAAGTTCAGATATGACGATGATGCTGCCGATCTTGCTGATTACAGGATGGTTCCCGATCACATTCCAGTGACACAGGTGGTCAGCATGTCGCTTTGTAATGGATGTGATCCAGATATTGCTGTCACCATTCTCGATTACAACAAGCAATCCATCTCAGAGGATGAATGGGATGGGTAAGGTTGCGGCCATAGGAGATTGAAGATGAAGCCAATCACTCATGAAGATCAGGTAAGGTCCCTGGGCAACGTGAAGAAGAAGCCCATGCAGAGGGACCTGTTCACTGGAGAGCTTGTCACAGGTCGCATCAAGCGAGGGAGGGGAGACCATATCAAGCTGACAAGCTTTGAGGGAGAGAAGGCGTATGTTCCGGGCATGGCGTCCTGGGCCAACACTGGTCCGCAGGGTCTCTATTGCCGGGACTGCGCCTACTGGGGGGATGTCGGTATCAAGAGTTCATCCTCCCGGGAGGTTGAAGTGGCCATCGGGGTATGTGCCCTCTTCTCCAGGAGGATGGGGGCGCATATATCTCCATGGAGGGATATCTCTGTTTGTGGGTCATGTGACAAGTTCAAGAGGTCAAATGGATCGCACAGGAGGAATTGGCTAATTGGGCCAGATGGAAACATGACAGAAATTCCAACCCATCAAGATGACACGAAGGATGCAACATGAGGGCTCAAAGTAGCCACAGTCACAGCTCTCGTGGGCTTGATGCATATTTTAGCCCTCCAGAAGCGGTTTGGAGCCTGCTCAGGGTAGAAGATAAATATATCCCTAGCAGCATATGGGAGCCGGCTGCGGGAGATGGGGCGATTGTTCTCCCCATGAGGCAGGCCAAATACAAGGTTTTTGCCTCGGATATAGCTGATTACGGTCTTGTTGGTTGCAATAGTGGGGTTGATTATTTGAATGCTGGGTTGCCTGGAAAGGTAGGTGGGATTGTCACCAATCCCCCATACAGGTTGGCAATGAAATTTGCCGAGAAGGCAATCAATGAGGTGCCGTATGTGGCGTTGCTGCTTCGCACAAATTTTCTCGAAAGCACAGGACGCATGTCTTTCTTCAAGAAGAATCGTCCTGCTCGCATCTGGATATCATCAAGAAGATTGCCGATGATGCATCGCCTCGGGTGGACAGGACCGCGTACCTCTAGCAACATCTGCTTTGCATGGTTTGTTTGGGACAAGAGGTCGAGAAAGAAGTGTCATCTTGATTGGTTTGACTGGAAGGATAACATTTACAAATAGACGATAGGTGTGGTGGCTATTGACTAACTGATCTTGTCAACCCCATAGTGCAGGCAGGATAGGTTTTTTGCCCCTGGAGTGATCCGGGGGCTTTTTATTGAGGGAACATGGACCTGGAACGGGGCTTATTGACGGTCTTGAAGGACCTTCAGAGCATCGATCCCAAGGAACATGCCGAATTGCTGGAGCTGGTCCGGCAGATCAGCGATCTCGAGACATTCGAGGCGGCAAAAACCGAGTTTCTTGCCTTTGTCAGGTTGATGTGGCCCGGGTTTATCAGCGGAAACCACCACAAGATCATGGCCAAGGTGGTCGAGGACGTGGTTTTCGGCCGGGAATCCCGTGTTGCCGTCAATCTTCCCCCTAGATTCTCCAAATCTGAGTTCTTTTCGTACCTGATGCCGGCCTGGGCCATTGGTCACAGGCCGTCCATGAAGATTATTCAGATTTGCGCCACTGCCGACATGGCCCAGGGGTGGTCCAGGAAGGTCAGAGACCTGATTCGGACAGAGGATTACCAGCGTCTATTCCCTGGAGTCCGTCTCAAGGAGGATTCCAAGGCTGCCGGCAGGTGGCACACCAGCCATGGCGGGGAATATTTCGCTGTCGGCGCCGAGGGTAACGTCACAGGTAAGGGTGGCGACATTGTCATCATCGATGACCCTACCGGCGAGCAACAGGGCGTCGCGGCTATCGGAAATCCTGCTGTCTACGACAAGGTCTACAGCTGGTATGTCGGTGGCCCCAGGCAGCGTCTCCAGCCGGGAGGTCGCATCTGCGTGGTCCAGTCTCGATGGGCCACCAATGACTTCACTGGGCGCCTGATAAAGGCAGAGCGAGAGACCGAGGGCGAGAACGGGGACAGGTGGAAGATCATAGAGCTTCCTGCCATCATGGAGGGGGCGGACGGCACCAAGAAGTCCCTATGGCCTGAATTCTGGCCATTGGAGCAACTGGAAGCCACGAGGCTGTCCCTTCCTCCGTTTCGCTGGAATGCTCAGTACATGCAGAGGCCGGGCAACGACAGCTCGGCTATCCTGAAGAAGGAGTGGTGGCGTAGGTGGCCTAGCAGCTTGGCTCCCAAGTGTGACATCAAGATCATCACCATGGACACAGCCTTCTCCAGCAAGGAGGGAGCGGACTACACGGCGGCCACTGTGTGGGGTGTGTTCCAGGATGAGTTCGTCCCCGATGAAGATGGGGATAAGGGCAAGAATCGGGTGATGTCCCAGCTTATCTTGCTCGATGCCTGGAAGGAGCGTTTATCCTTCCCGGAGCTTAAAGTTGCAGCGCACAAATACTATGTGCATTGGCAACCCGACATCTTCATTGTAGAAGCCCAAGCGACAGGTACGCCTCTTCTGCAAGAGTTGCGGGCCAGGGGCATCCCGGTGGCCGACTATCGCCCTACCAGGGGAACCAAGGATAACCCGAACACCAAGATCGTCAGGGCCAACAGCGTTTCGGACATCCTGTCGTCGGGGATTGTGTGGGCGCCTACAATGAGATGGGCCGATGATGTCATAGAGGAATGTAGCCAGTTCCCGGGCGGCGAGAATGACGACTATGTCGATGCTGTCGTCATGGCCCTGATGCGGTTTCGCCAGGGCGGCTTCATCAGGCTGCATTCGGACTACGAGGAAGAGTGGCGCCCCAGAAGGCGTGTCGCCTACTACTGAGGAGGTTCAGTTGGGTAACGTGGTAGAGATCAAGAAGCCTGATCTTAGCGAGCGTGTCAGGTCCTTTGATGAGAAGGCCGCAGAGATACGTGACTTTCTTTCTCAATATGAAAGGTGTGGCTTTGTGATTGTTGCATACGCGAGGACGGGAGATAGAGATATGACGGAGGCATCCGCCTTTAGTGTTGATGATGCTATGGACAGCTATGCTTTGCCAGAGATGGCGAAGATGGCCGTGATCAGGCTCAGGGAGAGTAGCTGACAATGGCTATTGAGCGCGCCATAGGTCCGGGTGGTGGGGCACAGTTTCCGCCCGTAGGAATGGATATCCAAATCCCTGATGGGATGACCGATGATGGCGCCATGATCGAGAACACCGAGGATGGTGTCATTGTCGATCTCGATCCAGAAGGCACCCAGGCCGATGCAGAGGCAGAGGAGATTGGTTGGTTCGGGAACTTGGCAGAGGTTATCGATGACTCGGTTCTCGAGCGTATTGGCTCGAAGGTTGTCGATCTCTATGAGCAGGATGAGAATGGGCGCGCCGATTGGAAGCAAACCTACATCAAGGGACTGACCCTTCTTGGCTTCAAGCCAGAAGAGCGCACCGACCCTTGGCAGGGAGCTTGTGGTGTCTACCATCCTGTGATGACCGAGGCTGCCGTCAGGTTCCAGTCGCAGGCCATCATGGAAATCTTCCCGTCGTCTGGCCCAGTCAGGACCAAGATTTACGGCAAGTGGTCAAGGGAGAAGGAGCAGCAGGCCCAGCGCGTCAAGGAGGAGATGAACTACACCGTCCTCGACAAGATGCCCGAGTTCCGGCCTGAGACCGAGGAGCTTCTGTTCTATCTGTCCCTCGCCGGCTCTGCCTTCAGGAAGACCTATTACGACAAGCAGACCAATCGACCCAGGTCGGTGTTTGTTCCAGCTGAGGACTTTGTCGTTCCGTATGGCACCACTTCACTAGGGTCGGCGCCTCGTTTCCATCATGTCATGCGGCCCTTCCGTAATGACATCAACAAGAGCATGGCGAGCGGACTGTATAGGGAGGTGGAGATTCCCGATCCTCCGCAGGGGATAACCGATCTACAGCAGAAGAAGAACAAGCTCTCCGGAGAGAGCTATGCCGGCTCTGGTAAGGATGAGCGTTTCACTATCCTGGAGACCCACATCGATCTCGACCTTGAGGGGTATGAGGATGAGAGTGGAGTGGAGATGCCGTTCATTGTGACGGTGGATCGGTACTCCAAGATTGTTCTCTCTATCCGTCGCAACTGGCGGGAGTCTGATCCTCAAAAGAACCGTATCAAGCATTTTGTTGCGTATCGCTATCTGCCGGGTCTCAGCTTCTATGGCAGTGGCTTGATCCACCTGATTGGAGGAATTGCCCAGTCTGCCACCAGCATTCTTCGTCAGCTGGTGGACGCAGGCACCCTGTCCAACCTCCCGGGAGGATTGAAATCTCGAGGCTTGCGTATCATCGGGGATGAGACCCCGATCATGCCGGGCGAGTTCCGGGATGTTGATGTCCCGTCTGGCACAATCAAGGACAACATCACCTTCATCCCATACAAGGAACCCAGTCAGGTTCTTCATGCCCTGCTCGGAAACATTGTCGAGGAGGGCCGCAAGCTAGGTGCGGCGCCTGATATCCCTATCAGCTCCATGACGCAGCAGGCTCCGGTGGGGACCACCCTGGCGCTACTGGAACGATCCATGAAGATCATGTCTGCGGTGCAGGCTAGGCTTCATGCCTCCCTCAAGGAGGACTACAAGCTCATTGCCGAGATCATTTCGGAGCAGGGCTCCAAGTATGAGTACGAGGTAGAGGACCCGAACGCTGATCGCTCTAGGGATTTCTCCCAGGTTGACATTGTTCCTGTGTCTGATCCGAATGCTTCGTCTCAGGCGTATCGAGTTATTCAGTACCAGACCTTGATTGAGCTTATACGGCTCGATCCCAAGGGTTGGGATGTCCCAAGGATCAAGGCTGATTTCGCCACGGTCATTGGCATCCCCAACGCGGATCAGCTTCTCAAGAACGACGAGGACATTCAGCCGACCGATCCGGTGACCGAAAACATGAGCATTCTCAATCAGAAGCCGGTCAAGGCATTCCTCCATCAGGACCAGGAGGCTCATATCCAGGTCCATATGATGGCAATTCGAGACCCCAAGATGGCGCAGATGGTAGGCCAGAGTCCGCAGGCTGGAGCTGTAATGGCTGCTGCGGCGGCTCACATCACTGAGCATCTCGCCTTCCAGTATCGGAAGGAGATCGAGAAGCAGATGGGCGTACCACTGCCGCCGCCCGGTCAGCCGCTTCCTCCGGATGTGGAGGTCCAGCTGTCCAAGCTGGTTGCGCAGGCTGCACAGAGACTGTTCCAGAAGGATCAGGCTGAGCTGGCTCAGCAGCAGGCTCAGCAGCAGATGCAGGACCCCGTCTTGCAGATGCAGATGCAGGAGTTGCAGATCAAGAAGAAGCAGGCTGACGATAAGGCCAAGGAAGCCCAGGCCAGGATCGTTCTGGAGGCAGCCAAGCTGGTCCAGAAGAACAGCATAGAGCAGGACCGTCTTGCCTCCACTGAGCGTGTTGCTGGCGCTGCTCTTGGCAAGGACATTGCCGAGAGCCATGCAGAGTTCAGTGACAGGTCTCGCCAGCGAGCCATGGATGCGGCAACCGAGCTGATGAATATCGATATGCGTGCTAGGCAGCTCAAGGAGCAGGAGATGAGGGCCAAGGTAAGCCGGAAGGGTAAGCCAGCCCAATGACATTGCTCGATGCAATCAAGCGCAAGCATATCGAGCGGCGCCTCTTCCTTGATAAGACCTTGGGGGATGGTGGTCTCAAGAGCTTTGAGGAATACAAATACATCGTCGGCCAAATCAAAGGGATGGCCGATTTGATGGCTGAGATCGAGGACATGGTCAGGCGATCTGACCAGGATGCCCTCGATGACACTGGCGGCTGATTGCCTCCAGCGTCTCCCTTTAACCACCGGGACATCCCGGGCATCACCCGCTTGCGGGGCACAGGTAATAAATGACAACGTTAAAGCAGCTGAAGGAGCTGAAGAAGTTGCTTCCCGATCCTGTTGGGTATCGCATTCTCATTGCGATGCCTCCGGAAAAGGAGAAGACTGACGGCGGCATCTTCTTCACAGAGGAACAACGATCCCGGGAGGCCACGGCCTCTATCATTGGGTACGTAATGAAGCTCGGGCCAGATGCCTATCAGGACAAGGTAAAGTTTCCCTCCGGTGCATGGTGCAAGGAGGGTGATTGGGTGATGTTCCGCTCCTATTCCGGCACCAGATACAAGGTGAAGGGGCAGGAATTCAGGCACATCAACGATGACACCATTGATGGAGTCATCATCGATCCCACCTTGATTGAAAGGGCGTTCTGATGGCTACCGAATCTATCGAGACATTTATCGACCTGAATGAACCCCCGCAGGGGAACAACCAGGATCAGAAGCAGGTTGCCACCGATGGGGGCGACGATATCCAGATCGAGGAGGTTGATGATCGACCGCCCGGTGATCGGGATCGCAAGCCGCCAAAGGATTACAGGCCCGGCGCTCATCCAACAGATGAGGAGCTAGGCAGCTACACTCAGGGTGTTCAGGAGCGCATGAAGCAGATGCGCTGGGAATACCATGAGGAACGGCGCCAAAAGGAGGCGTGGCAGCGGGAGAATCAAGCTGCCATCGAGTTTGCCAAGCGTGTCCATGCTGAGAACCAGCAGATGCGGCAGCTCCTTTCCCAGGGGCATCAGACCCTTTTGCAGACCCAGAAGGTGTCTGCCGAGGGTGAGATGAGGGCTCTTCAGGAGAGCCTGAAGTCGGCCCTGGATACCGGAGATACCGCCAAGGCGGCTGAGCTTCAGGGTAAGATTGCCCAGGCAGCGGCCCGTAGCGAGGCGGTGAACTATGTGCAGCCGATCCAGTTTGATCAGCAGCCAGAGCTGCCCCCCATGCAGCAAGGGTGGCAGCAGCCACAGAGGCAGCAGCAGGTTCAGCTATCGGCTGATACGCGCAAATGGCTCAATGAAAATCCGTGGTTCAACGGATCGACACAAAACGAGCAGATGATGACCGCTGTTGCCATGGCGGTTCACAATAACCTCCAAAGGCAGGGGGTATCAGAGGGGTCGCCCGAGTATTGGTCCACCATCAATAGGGCTGTACGAGAGCGATTCCCCGAGTATAATGGTTTCAGTTCAGGCAGCGGGTCGTCCAACCAGACCCTTCGCCGTGCACCTGTCGGGGCGCCGACAAGAACCGCCAACACTGGCGGAACGCGGGTTGGACTCACATCGTCCGAGTTGGCGGTGGCACGAAAGATGGGTATCTCGCCCAAGGCTTATGCCGAAGAGAAGCTTCGCCTACAGCAGGAAGCAAACAATGGTTGATATGCGCACCCGGGAAGGCCGGGCACTTCGCGATATGGAAAGCCGTGAGGCTGAGCAGCATCCAGAGCCCTGGAAGCCCTCCAGCCTACTGCCTGACCCGCACCCCAAGCCGGGCATCAAGTATCGCTGGATCAGGGTTGCCTCTCAGGGGCGGGCCGATCCTATGAATGTGTCCACTCGTTTCCGAGAGGGATGGGTTCCCGTCCCCAAGGAAGAGGTTGCGTACCTGAACCTCATGTCAGACCACAAGTCCCAGTTCCCAGAGGGTCTCGAGGTCGGTGGGTTGCTCCTTTGTCAGATCAGCGAAGAGAAGATCGCAGCGCGTGCAGCGTACTACGAGAAGATGACACAGACGCAGCTCAGGGCAGCTGATGGCAACTGGATGCGCCAGTCTGACCCTCGTATGCCGGTTTCAAAGCCGGAACGAAGCATGCAAACCACAATCGGTAACGGAACCGTCCCGCGCTAACAAGCTCCTGGGCGGATAAACCTAGAGGACCAAAATGGCCAATTCGGCCTCTCCCTATGGTATGGTTCCGGTCAAGTTGACCGGCAGCCTGCCCTTCGCAGGTGCGACCACGATGCTTCCCATCGTGACGAACTATGCGACCAACATCTTCTTCGGGGATGTGGTCAAGTGCGCGAGCACTGGCTACATCCAGAAGGACACCGGAACGACTACCCTTACCCCGATTGGGGTGTTCATGGGGTGCTCCTGGATCGATACGACCTATGGGCTGACGTTCCGTCAGTATTATACGGCGAACACTGTTCCTGCGAACTCTCAGGACATCATCGCCTACATCTGTGACGATCCGAATACGATCTTTCGTATTCAGGGTAGCGCATCGATGACCCAGACCATGCTGTTCAACAACGCTGGCGTTGTCCAGGGTTCCGGCAGCACCGTCACAGGCAACAGCGCTGTCAGCCTCGATGTCAGCACCGTGGCCACGACCAACACCCTCCCGCTGCGTATCATCGGTTGGGCTGGCAACAATGTGTCACTGACCTCGGCCGGCGGTTCTGGCCAGTCCTGTCTCGCTCCCTCTGACTCGTATCCGGATGTCCTGGTTCGCTGGAACTTCGGTATGCAGCAGTACCAGAACGCGACCGGAACCTAATAGGGGGTACTGACACATGGCAATCTCTCGCGCACAACTCCTCAAGGAGTTGCTCCCCGGTCTCAACGCTCTGTTCGGGCTGGAATACAAGAAGTACATGGATGAGGATCGTGAAATCTTCGAGACGGAGACTTCCGAGCGCTCATTCGAGGAAGAGACGAAGCTATCTGGCTTCGGCTCCGCTCCGGTCAAGCAGGAGGGTGAGGGGCTTTATTACGATAACGCCCAGGAAGCCTGGACTGCTCGGTACACCCACAACACGGTGGCAATGGGGTTTGCGATCACCGAGGAAGCCATGGAGGACAACCTCTATGACTCTCTCAGCACTCGATACACCAAGGCGCTGGCTCGCTCGATGGCCTACACCAAGCAGGTCATTGCCGCTTCCATCCTGAACAATGGCTTCAGCTCCTCGTACAAGTACGGTGACGGCAAGTCCCTGTTCGCGACTGACCATCCGCTGGTCAGCGGCGGCACCAACAGCAATCGTCCCACGACCGGCGTCGATCTCAACGAGACGGCCCTGGAGAATGCGGTCATCCAGATCGCAGCGTGGACCGATGAACGTGGTCTTCTCATTGCGGCCATGCCGAAGAAGCTGATTATCCCGTCGAGCCTCCAGTTCACCGCCACTCGTCTGCTACAGACCGAGCTGCGTGTCGGGACGGCCGACAACGACATCAATGCGATCAAGAACAACGGGTCGATCCCGGGTGGGTGGACGATCAACCACTACCTGACCGACACCAATGCGTGGTTCCTGACGACTGATGTTCCTAACGGTCTGAAGCACTTCGAGCGTGTCCCGCTCAGGACGACCATGGATGGCGACTTCGATACTGGCAATGTGCGCTACCGCGCTCGTGCCCGTTACTCGTATGGCGTCAGCGATCCGCTCGGCATGTACGGGAGCCCCGGCTCCTCCTAAGAGATCGGCGTGCCATCCTCACGCCGATGACCGGGGGACAAGACCCGGTATCGTTTCCTCCTCACCTTGGCCCCGGGGTTAATCACCCTGGGGCCTCCTTTTAAGCTCACCAAGATGGTCATCCCCTAAGGAGGATGACTGGGTCCAAGGAGGACCTGTCACAATGGGCACTCATTTCTCTTCCGGCGTCACCAACGTATCTCGAGACGATCAGATGGGCCTGCTTCGCCAGCCGGACCCGAGCGTCTACTACAATCAGCTGTTCGACTTCTTCGACTACACCGCAGCCCAGTGGATCGTGACCGAGACCCAGGCCGGCGCAACCCAGGCCGTCATCGATGGCGCTGGTGGCTTGCTGGCCTTAACCAACACAACTGGTGCTTCTGATGCCAATCAGATTCAGTGGTGTGGTTCTGCTGCCGCTGCCAAGCTCACCACCTACATGGTGTCTGGCAAGGACCTCATCATGAAGGCGCGCTTCAAGGTCAGCGATGCGACCAACACTGCCGTTGTCATTGGGGCTGCTACTGTCGATACGTCGCTTGCCGCATCACTCCCGACAGACGGCATCTACTTCTACAAGGCGTCCGCTGCCACATCTCTGATCGCATCGGTTCGCGTGGCTGGTGCATCCTCGAGCATCACCCTGGGAAGCATGGCCAACGATACGTTTGTTGTCGCATCCCTGGTCTACTCTGCTGGTGATGACAAATGGACTGGCTGGCTTGATGGCAATCAGACCGGAGCCATCTCTGGCCCCACCAACCCCTCCAATGGGCTTTGCACTTCCATTGCCCTGCTCAACGCTTCGGGCGCCGCTCATGTCCTGACGGTCGATTACCTGAACATCATGGTCCAGCGGTAAGAAGAGGAGGCCACCATCATGGTGATGCCATTCATCTCTACCGTCACCTCGAATGCTGCGGTCACCAACTCGGTGGCCACATCGCAGACCCCGGGTGGGGCAGGAAGCCTCACCCTGGTCTCATCCGTGGTGACGTTTGGAAGCAGTGCCGCGCAGAAGATCACTATCACCTCTGCCGGCAACGTATCCAATAGGACGTTCACAATCACCGGCACTGATGTCTATGACAATACTCTGGTGGAAAGCTCTCTTACCGGACCCAATGCCAACACAGTGACCAGCTCTTATTGCTTCAAGAGTGTCACCCAGATCGACATCAGTGGAGCGGCTGCTGCCGCCATCACGGTTGGTAACTCTGCCGATGCCGAGGGA